CTTCTATATTTTTACCTTTATTGACAGCCGCTCTTTGTAGAACTTTGACTGCTGTTCTCTTACCCATATTTACACACATATCAAAATAAATATGCCATAAATTCTGTGGTAAGGATTCTACTTTGTTTCTATCCCAATAGTCTTTTTTATAGATTTCTGTTGCTTGTTCTATTGTTAGATTCTTTATATCGATATCTGGATAAAACCTTTTGGTGATACCATACTTTGTTTCACCACCTAAATCTTTAGGGTCATTTACATAACCACCTTCGTGTTCTAAAACCTTTTTTATAATTTCTTTAAAACTTTTCATAAAACCTCATAACTAATTCATATATAAATATATACAAAATAAAAAAAACCCTCAATATTTCTTCAAATTCAAGGGTTTTTTTATTGTGGTGTGGTATTTAATTATATTAGAATTGTAAAATAGCGTAATCATACCTCAATGTTACTGTGATATCGGTTGGATCACTTGCATCAAACGATAAAGCACCAAAGTTAGCTGATGTTATGAAAGCACCTTTTAATGTCCATTCCTCTACTATGTCACCTACAGGTCCTAACAACTGAATATTACAATCTTTTTTATAAAAATCAGAGTAACCATCTCTTCCAGTTACTGATTCGTGTGACAATCTAACCCATTCCATAACGGATTGAGCTGCAGATGGAACTATTGGATCATATAATGTTATATCTAAAGTTTGCCACTCACCTCTACCTTTTATATATCTTTTAACATTCATATGAGATAGAGCTATCTCTTCAAATGTAATTGTTGGTCTATTAGCAGCTTTTATTGTATAAGCTGGTATACCATCAATATTAAATACAAACCTATTCTGTGTTTTAGGTTCGAAAGGTGTAAACATTATATCATTTGCACTTATCAATTCGGCCATTATTTTTCTCCTATTTAGTAACTTAACAATTGTTACATATTTTCATATATAAATATCATCCAAAGCAAAAAAAAGTGACAATATTTCTATTGCCACTTTCTTTTTTAAGTATTCTTATTATCCTTACTCTGGAAAAGAAGCACCTGTAGGTTGTATTGTAAAGTCTAATACAATAAACTCAGCAGTTTTTGTAGGTTGTAAGAAAATTTGTCCATAAAGGATATTTCTATCTACTACATCTGGAGTATTATTTGTATCATCCATCACAACTCGGAATGCATTTAATCCACTATTAGATTGTACTTGTTCTAAATATGGATTCGCAATATTCAAGAATCTTCGTCTTGTAGCAGGATTATTCTGCTCAAATACAAGGAATCTTGAAGAAGCTGCAATAAACTTCTTAACTTTAATAAGTAATCGTCTTACATTCACTCTGTCAAGAGCTGATGATTTTTTCTGTAGTGTTTTTTGTCCAAATACAGTTACACCTTGACCTGGGAATGTAGCTATTGGATTCAAATTAGACTCATACATAGTATCTCTATTAGAATGAGTTAATTTTCTTTCCGCTTGGATAGCTGTATCTATTCCACCACGATTTAAACCAGCTGGTGCAAACCATGGATGTGCAACTTTATCATTGAATGAATAAATTCCACCAAGAACTGTTGATGGAGGAACCCATACTGGTCTACCAAGATTATTATCTTGTACTTGAACCCAAGGCCAATACATAGCTGCGTAATTCGAGTCATATGATTCAGCTTGTGTTATAGCTGATGACTGATCTGCCCCATATCCAACTGGATCAGCAATTACAAAACAATCACCTCTTGTTTCACAAGTTTCGATTGCTTTATTAACAATAGCTGAACCACCATCGTTTGTTACACCTGGTATCATAAGTAAATTAATATCATATTCATCTGAATTTGATATCATATCCAATGCATCTGAATAAGCAGAACCACCATTTTCATTTGTTAAGCTTGAAACATCATATCCTTGTATCTGATTTTTATTTGTTAATGTAATATCACCATAAAAAGAAGCTGATGTTTGATTAGGTCCTGCATTTCCATCAGTACCACCACTAAATGAACCACCATATGAACCACTTCCAACTGCTGGAAATAGACTTGATGAATTATGATATGTCGATGTTACATTTCCATTTTCATCTAAATAATCAACAAGTTGAGATACACCTGAAACTCTTACATATTTAGATTTTTGTGGATAGTCACCAACATAATTAATAATTTTGTCAGTAGAATTAAATTGTAATTCTTGACTACCAATCATTTTTTCAACATAATTATTTGCTGTTGGATCAAGTGATACATTATTCCAAGTTTCTAATACTTGTTTTCTTTTACTTGAGTCATCACCTCGTCTAATTACTAATGAAAATGTACCTTTCTTATGATTAACTGATGATACTTCCCATCTTAAATTATCTCTAGATCCAGAATCTATTACATTGTTTGTACCTATACTACCTGTTGAATTTTGGTTTTCACCAGTATTTAATGTATTTAATGTTAATACAGGAGTTCCTCCTCCTGTTTGATTAATTGTTGCCGAAGCACCACTAAATTCACCATCCATAATTCTAACAACAGTTAATTTTCCAGAATTTTTTAAATAATTCTGTGCTGCTAAACCTGTTAAAAATGAATAATAATTACTACCACTTTTTATAGTCGTTCCAAATATCTGTTCATACTCTGAAAATGATGTTACAACGGTAGGCACCATTGCTGGACCTTTGACGGTAGGACCTATTATACAAGCACCAATGTCTCCAATAGCTGCTGGTAAAAATGACTGGTCTAATTCGTTAGTAAATACGCCTGGACTTACTATTTTTTCTGCCATTATTTATCTCCTATTAATCGATTAATTCTTAAAATAAAACGAAAGACCCTCATGTGCACAGAGAGTCTAATTCATATATAAATATGTAATTAGATGCTCAAACAACTGTTTTATTTTTCTATTTTTGGATTATATATACCTGTTTCAGGATTTAAAACTCCATCACCATATTTTTCAGTAATTTTTGAAATAAACTCTTTTTCTTCTTCTTGTGTTTTTATAAAAGATTCATTTAATTCTTGTCTTGTTTCCATTAAAGCATCCATTTGTTGTTGAAGTCTTATTTCGGCAACCGATATCTGACCAAGTTTGTGTTGTGTATCAACATATTTTTGTTGAATTTCTTTTACTATTTTCATTTCATCTGTTGAAAATTTTGTTTCTTTTGTTTCTGACATTATAACCTCCATTGTTATTTCATATATAAATATATATTATTTATTTAAAAAAATGATTTATTTTCCTACTTGTTTATCTGTTGCATCACCTTCAAATCCAAATACAACTTTTGATGGTGATAACGTTTTTCTTAAATTAGAAATTTGATTTGTAACTACCGAATTAGTATATTCTGGTAATAAATATGCACTTGTTGTAACTGAAAATGTTGACTTAATAAACCTTTCTCCTGATACATCCATTTCAGATGCATCTGCAATTGAATCTAATTTACATAAAAATTTATAATCTTCTGAACTGCCCCAATATGTATTATTATGGTCTGCAAATGTTTCTACTAATGGATTCATTTGTTCTATAAAGGCTGTCCACAATACAAATTCATATGATATGTTTACAAAATTTGGCATTGTTGTTAGAAGATTTTCAATAACAGGTTTTTTTCCAGTTTGGACAGCAAATCTGTCATATCTATTTTTTTTAGACCAAGTAGAATTTCTAACTACATCAGCATGTTCTCTTTTAACATCATGTTCAAATGAAGAAGCTACAGAAGGATTCTTATCAATGCCTGTTCTTTTTAACATAATTAATGGCAATATAATAACACCATTCTTATCTCTCATTACTCCTCTTTTTCTAACTGAAACCCATCTTTCCTCATTACCATACATAATACCAACATCAACTGTTTCATTTGCTTCTTTCACTTTTGGTTTTATTACATTTTTTACATGAGACATTATTGCAGTATCGATATCTTTTAATGTTATAGTATAATTATTACTATAATTTATACCAGGTATAAGACTTTTTTTTCTGTTACCATCAGCATTAGTATTTTTAGTGGATACTTGTTTACCTCTATTAATGGTAGTAGAAGATACTACTTGTTTATTTGTTATTGGTTTAACTGACATTATTATTCCTTATTAAGTTACTAATACTGCATGCCCATCACAAGAAGGACAATTATAGTGAGCTGAATATCCTCCAGGACCACCATCATAACCCATTTCTTCACAAGGAGCAGAATATCCTCCTGATGGAGAATCACATTGAACATGCACTTGTACAGAATGATCACCCTTCGTAGCCCATATAGTTCTTATATTATCACTACTAATTATTCTAGCCTGTCGATTTATTCTTCCATATGTATGTTGAAAATGTGGGGCAGATGGACCAGATGGATTACCTGGTGGAGTAGTTAAACGAGGACCAGGAGTCCTTTTTGAATTGAGTTTTATACATGTTCCTGCATAAGAATCCATATAATATCCAGTTGGACAAATTCTCATTATTTTCTCCTCCGTCTTAATGCTTTCAATTTATCTTTTTTAGTTTTAACTTTACCTTTAAATTCTTCTGATTTAACTGCATTAGAATCAACTTTTCCAATTGCAATTTCTCTTTTTATATCTACTTCTATAGCATTAGTACCTGTCTGACTTCCACCTGGTATACCATCTAACTTATTCATCAACTTACCCATAAGTTGTTCCATCTGAAGATTACCATTTTTATCAGGTGTATAATAATGTTTTTTTTCACCATAGACATCTTCATCTTCTATCAAATTTCCACTTACTTCTTCTTTTGGTTGAGGTTTTTCTTGGAAATTGGGATTAGAAGTATCAAACTTCGTAATTTTTTTATGTGTTATTTTTTGTACAGCCATTATTGATACCTCAAATACTTTGTTGTTGCTTTAAAAAATTTATGTAACTCACCTCTATCTAAAAATACAGGTTTACTTGTTCTACTGATAAATGTGACTCCTTTAAAATCTATTTTTACTTTAACACCATTTGGTAATGTCATCGATACACCTTCGTCAATTTGAGCTTCTGTAAAAGACCAACCCATTCCATGTTTACCTGAATTGTTTCTAATCCATTTGGCTAAATACTTAACACTTTTTTTATCAAGTTTAACCATACCTTTTTTACCAAGAATTTGTACCCATTGACCTGGTTCAAAATTAGCATCTTTCATTGTAGAAAGTCTTACTGTAGTTTCAAATAATAAATCTTTTAGTTTAATCATTATTTTGGTCTCTCTTCAATCTGTAATGACGACATTCTACTTCTATGTGCAACAGCTATAATGTCATGTTTAAATTCTTGATGTCCTGCAATCAGCTGAGGTTCAGTAACAGAATTAATTTCAAAATAAAAATCATTCCAATTAACTATATCTCCTATTTCAGGATAAAAACCAGCTTCAGACAAGGTAGTCCTTAAAAAAAACATTTCTATTGATGTATTCGTATCTGCACCAAAGTCATCAGATTCTATTGTTGGTGCAATATAATTAATTAAACAATTAACTCTAAAACCATCATTATAATATTTCGTAGATGATTCACCATATAAATTCTCATCAGTATCCTCTACTGATATTTTATATATATCAACAGTTTGACCGACAATTTCGTCAATCAATTCTTCATTCATTGCGTCAATTAAATTGATTTCTTTTTGTGGTACGAAAAATGGTTTTGTTGCCATAATATTATCCTATATAAATCCCAAGAGGAGCTTTATTCAATACACCTTGATTTGCATCAGCTACCTCTTGTTCTGTTACAGCTTGTTCTTTCAAACTGACAGATTCTAAAAATGTTTTTAATTCTTCTAATAATTCTGATTTTTCTTCTCTACCCTCACCCTTTAATGCTTCACCATCTAACGATACCTCACCATTAGGAAGTGGCATTGAAGCATATTTACTTCGAACTATACCCAATAATTCTTTGGATAAAGCTAATGTATATTTTTTAATCCATTGTCTACCAGCTGCATTTATTTCTTCATATGTTATAAACTTATAAGGTATATTTGATGGGTCTGACACTTTATCGGTTAAAGTATCATTTGTCGTAGCCCTCAAATCACTTCTTTTATAATAGTGGAAAAATACTTTTTGGCCATTATCAGCTGCTTTGGGTATTGGAAATATTCTTAATTTATTATTTATTAACTCAAATGAATGTGCTGCTTTTCTAATTCTATCACTTGTTTCAATAGCTGCTGCCCTCGAAAGGTCGTGATGAATAGGTCTTAACACAAATGATACCGCAGGTGATACATTACCCATACCAAAATTATCAATCATTTGTTGTTGATCAAATGAACCAACATAAGGGTCGTAAAATTTAGATATAGATGCAGGACCGTGATTGAATACTCGTTGTACTTCTACCCTATCTGATAATAAGTTAATATCACTTTCAAATAATGCTTCTGTATTTAAGTCATACACAGATTGAGATGTAGATAAAGTTATAGAACCTGAATATAAAGTGGAATTTCCACCAACAAGAGCTGCCTGACCATATTGTTCTGATAACATAAATGTCGTTCCCATACTTGGTGTTTGAGGTTCAAATGAACCTGTACTCATAGAACCACTTACTCTATCTTCAGTTCCATATGAGTTCCACATCCAATTCTTCATATTGTAATGATTCATTTGTTGTGAATACTCATTAACAGCCTCTTCAAACATCGCATATATTGAACCACTATTCATCTCAAGTTGCATAACTGGATGTCCTAACCTACGAGATACAAATTTACAAATACCAATACTTTCATTTTGAAATGATGTATCATTATCATATGTACCATATGGTGTAGAACCAGTTATTTGTAACGCTTGTGTAGGATCTTCGTATATATATTGAAATTTATCAGCCATTATATTCTCCTAAAATGGGTATTATTCTTCATATATAAATATTAAGAAGGCACAAAAAAGGGTGAGATAATTCCCACCCTTTTAAGTAATAAACTAATTTAACTATAAATTCTTATAGTCTTTCTAGTCCTTTAACATTGATTTTACCATAAAACTCTGGTCTAATCATTTTCTTAGCGTATCTGGTCATCACACCTTTTCTTGGTGTAAAGTCAGTTGGATCATACACTAGAGGTGTCATAATCAATGGAACATATGGAGCGTAAACCGCACCTGTTTCAAGGAAGTTTGAACCTCTGAATCCTACCAAGATAGTATTTTCTGTCATATAAGGATTCTTATAAACAGAGAATCTACCATCAATTCCACCAATTTTACTAACACCCATAGCAAATTTACTAGCAGCGTTTTCAGATTGTGAATTGTATCCTGGTAATGACTCAAGAATAGTAGCAACTTTAGGTGAACAAACTAGGAAGTTAGCTCCACCTCTTAAAGTTAATCTATGTATTTCATTTGATACTTTTTGTACTTTTTGTCCAAGAGTTTGAAACCACTCAAATCTTGTACCTGTGAATGAATTTTCAACAAATGCACCAGCGTTTGCGTCATAATCTTCACCTTGTACAACAGACCAATAGTCATTTGTAGTAGCGTCTTGAATCAACATATCAAGGATTTCTAGATCTATTTCCATTGAGATGTATTCAGACAACATTGAAGTTAACTCAGCTTCAGCGTCTACACTATGGTAAGCGTTCAAGTCTTGAGCTAATTCAGGAGTCCATACAGCTTTTAACTTACGAGTTTTAGCAACAATTGCTGAACTATTTAATTGTAAGTCAACTTCAGGAATTTCCATATCTTTACCAGTTTCTGATTCGAAGTCACCTCTTGTAGCTTCACCAGGTTGTTTTTGATATGCAACTTTAACATCATCAACTACAGTCGCAATACCAGCACCACCTGTAAATGATTCGTCACCAGTTACAACGTGAAGATAGATAACATCGTCTTGAACATAGTTCAAAGCAGATACTTTCTGTGTTAATGAAGTGTCTATTGTAATATCACCACCTGAAGATAACTGCCAACTTCTTACAGATAATAAGTCAGGATCAGTAAATGCTGATTTAGCAAAACCAAGTTTCCAAGTTTCTTTAGAACCTGCTGCAACAGAAGCAGATAATTCTGAATCGTGTGCGTAGTGAGCTAATGTTGTCATTTGTAAAGCTGAACCTGATTGTGCACCTGGAGTAGCACCTGTTGCTAATTTGAATCCTGTGTCGTTAGCACCACCTACGATACTTTGACTAATAGAATATCCAAATGAACCAACACCATAAAGACCACCTTCTCCATGTGAATCTCTATTAGATGCTGGGTTATTAGCACCAGTTGTACCACCTAATGAATGACCTGCAGATTTACCAGCAAGAGCTTTACCATATTTAAAGTCTAAATAAAATACTAGACCAGATGGTAAGTTCATTGGTTGTACACTTACAAAGTCTTGAGCTGCAATCTCACCAAAGATTCTACGAACCAATGGAAGAGCAACACCAGACCATTCTTCATCACCACCTGTACCAGATGGATTTGTGTGTGAAACACCAGCCTCTTGAACTAACTGTTTTGCTTGGTTTTCAAGCATTACAGCCATTCCGCTTTTTTGAAAATCCTCATTTAAACCATCAAGAAGACCAGTTTTATCCCATTTGTTAACGAGTTTAGCTGCTTCATCTTTTTGTTTTTTATAAGGACTAGCTCCTAAAAGAGCTTTATTTATATAATTTCCCATTATATTATTCTCCTATAATTATTTGATTAAACCAGCAAGTTTTTTAAACCTGTTAGCAACTTGAGCCGATTCAGAAATTACTTTCCTTTTAGGCTTAGTTGAACCAGATTTTCTACTAGCTGATTCTTTAATTGATTTTTTACCTATTGAACCATTATCACCGAACTGTTCAGCAAGTGTAGAATAAACTAATTTAATCTCTCTTGTTGATTGAGCTCTGTCAAATGTTTCAACTACTCTAAGCTTCTGATTGTTATTAAGAGCGAACTCTTTAAACAACTTATTTGTAAACAATAGTTTTGCATTTAAGATGTTAACTTCGTGAAGTTTACCTTTTAAGAAACGAACAGCTGCTTTGTACTCTTTAAGTTCAGATGAAATTTTTGCAAAAGACTCTTCAACTTCTTCGTCTTCTTCAGTTTCTTCTTCTTCTTTCCATAGATTTTCATCTACTTCAAGTTCTTCGTCTTCTTCAGCACCCATCATTTCTTCAGCTTCAGCTTCTTCAGCAGGAACTTCTTCAGTTTCTTCCATATCAGCCATTTCTTCAGCTTCTTCGTCTTCTTCGTAAGAACCTTCTTCAGTTTCTTCTTCTTCACCAACTTCGTCTTCAAGTTCTCTGATGATAGCTTCTAAATCAAGACCACCTTCGTCATCATCATCATCATCGTCATCATCATCGTCATCCTCTTCAACTTCTTCATCGTCGCCGAATCCTTCTTGATTAAGTTCTTCACCTTCTTCAGGTACTTCATCTTCATCCATTCCATCACCAGTTTCATTTTCTTCATACTCTGTTTCTTCTTGGGAACCAGGAACACCTGACTCTTCGTCTTCACCAGCAGTAGCAGAAGGTTCTTCTGGAGTTGGAGCTTCTTCGTCAGCTACATCTTCAACACCTTCAGGAGAGTCTACGACATCAGTCTCAACTTCCTCATCACTTAACCCATCACCTGCTTCTTCTTCATCGTGAGGAATACCTTCTTCCTCTTTAAGTTTAGCAGATAACATAGATTTAAGTTGAGGTGTAAATGCTTCTTCTAACGCCATCTTTGCATTCTGTAAAGCTGTTTCTCTAACTGCTTTAGCATCTGCGATAGCTTCTTTTAAAATATCACCCATGATATTCTCCTCAATTTATTTTTTGGAATAAGATTATTAGGAATCTTAATAGATTAATGCGGAATATTTAGACACCGTAAAATCGCTTTAAATGACGGTGTATTTAATTATATCTATAAATATAGATTTATAAAAAAAAAATTGAAAATATTTTATTTTTTATCTTTTAATCTTTGATATTTAGCTCTAGCAATAGCTAAATTCTTTTTTTCTCTTTTAATTTTTGATGGTTTTTCATAATGTTGTTTTCTTTTTAAATCTAACATCAATCCACTTTCTTTTACTTTCTTTTTAAGTATTCTTAATGCCCCATCTACATTGTTATTAAAAACTTCTACTTGTAACCCTGTCAATCTTTCTTTAGGTTTTCTTTTTTTATTCCTAAAGTTTTTTCTATATTTCATTCTAACCTCTTTGTTTTATTTATTTTACAGCATTAAAGTTATCATCTGTAAACTTTATTAATTCTTTACCTATCTTTGTATATACTGACATTCCTTTTTCAAAAACTTTTCCTGCTTTTTTATCACCAAGTTTGTCTTTAGCTGCATAATAGTCTTTTTCTGTTTTTTCTCTTTGTTTTATATATTTATTACCTAATTTTTCAAATTGTTGAGCTAATTTTTTATCAACTTTTTTCATTTCTTTGTGAGTTTTCTTTATATGGTCATGTCTAATAACATCAGGTTCAGCGGTTGATATTTGAATATGACGAATCCATTTTAAATCAGTTTTTTTTGGATCTCTTATAGAACTCCACTCATTTAAAATTTTTTTTTTAATAATATTCTGAATTGACTCTCTTAATTTTTTTTCATTCTTTTTATGTTTAATAAACTCTTTTGCTAAATATCTTTCTCTTCCATATGCAGCTTTTGACCATTTTTTTCTCATTGAATCTGGCATTTCGTCATAATTTTCTGACATATTATTGTTAACAAACCAAGCTACTCTACGAGCATCAGCTTGAGGTACTTTCTTATACCTATTCTCTTCAAGAGTTTTCATCCATTGTTGAATTTCTTTAACATATATTCTTTTTGATTTCTCTTTAACTACACCTTCTTTAACATCTTCTTTATCAAACGGATTATCTTCTAAATCTAAAGAATTTACTTGAGAAGGAACTTCTGGTTTTTCTTTTTCAGTTTCAGTTTCTTCACCATCTTCCTCTTCTTCAAATACTTCTTTAATCCACATTTTAAGTTGATTCTTGGTTATCTTCACCCTCTTCCTCCTCTATAAGTTGTGCTTCACTCAAACAACCTCTTGCGACTGCTGTGTGTGCGTCCTCAACAAGTGTAAATTCTTTTACTTGTATTGGAAATTCATCTTGATTAAATTGTTCATTCACTACTTCCATAAAACCTTTTACCAATGATGTTCCACCACCAAATACAACTGGAATTGAATCTGGGAAGTTTGGTACACTTTCAGCGTTATTAAACTGATGTGTTAGGTTTACTAATAAGTAATTTACTAACGCTCCATAATAAGAACGAATAGCATTTATAATATTGTACTCATCACTTCCCTCTTGATAAATATCATTTATTGCAGATTTAGTTAAATCTAACTTATCTGAATTTTCTTTTACTGAAATTACTTTTGCTACTGTACATCCACAATCAGATGCCACATTTTGGTCAATCCAATCCCCACCTCTTGCTACAGAAAAGGAGAGTGCACTCATCCCTTGATACATCACACATATATTACACATTCCAGCACCCATTGATATCGCTATTCCTGTTAAATCATTATCTACTAAACCTTCATAAGCTAAGGCAACTGACTCTTCGATAACTTTAACATCGTATCCATATGTTTCAATAATCTGTTTCAATACATCTTCGTGATAAGAGACTTCTCTTGTTTGGTCGATTGGTTTTGCTGGTATACAATAAACACAAGTTTCTTTACCTTTTGCCTTTCCAATCAA